TCCTGTTGGAGAGCATGAATTGGAAGATGGCAAGATCCTAGTTATTGAAGAGGAAGGAGTTATTAAGGAAATCAAGGATGCTGATGAAGAGGTAACTGAGGAAGTTACTGAAGAGCCTGTTGCGGAAGAAGCACCTGCTGAGATGGCTGAGGAAGAAATGGCGTATGTAAGCAAAGAAGAGTTTACTGCTGCAATAACAGAGATCAAAGAGATGATTGCTGCAATGATGCCTAAGGAAGAGCAATCTGCTGAGGTTGAGGAAGTGGTTGAGGAGAAAGTTGAGATGAGTGAAGTTCCTGCTGCAAAGAAGGTAACTGCTGCTCCTGTTGAAAAGAAGCCTCAGGTACAGAACTTTTCAAAGTCAGGTAGAGGAACTACATTGGCTAGAATTTATAGTAAATTATCATAATTAAATAAAGAAGAAGAAAAATGGCTGATTCTATTACTAGTAGTTATGCAGGAGAATTTGCAGGGAAATACATTGCCGCTGCATTATTGAGTGCTGACACTTTAGATGGTGGCGGTATAACTATCCGCCCTAATGTGAAGTTCAAGGAAACAATGCGTACTCTTTCAACCAATGGATTGGTTAAGGATGCTGCTTGTGATTTCTCTGATGCTTCAGATGTAACGATTGCAGATCGTGTATTGACTCCAAAGGAGTTACAAGTGAACCTTGCTCTATGTAAGAAAGATTTTCATGATCAATGGGAGGCTGAGCAAATGGGTTATGGTGCTTTTGATGAGTTACCTGCATCATTCACAGATTACCTCATAGGTTATGTAGCTGATAAAGTTGCTCAGAAAACAGAGCAAATGATTTGGGAAGGAACAGGATCAACTGATGAGTTCTCTGGATTGACTACTCAAATTGCATTAGATGCTAACCTTCCTGCTGCTCAAGAGATTGCAGGTACAAGTGTTACTGCTGCTAATGTTATTGATGAGTTAGGTTCTATTGTTGATGCAATCCCTAGTTCAGTATATGGCAAGGAGGATCTTTACATCTATATATCTCAGAACATTGCTCGTGCTTATGTTCGTGCTTTAGGTGGATTTGGTTCTATCGCTAACAATGCAGGTGCTAATGGTGTTGATAACAAGGGTACTATGTGGTACGGAATGGGACAGAACTTAGCATTTGATGGTGTGAAGTTGTTTGTTTGTTCAGGTCTTGCTGACAATACTGCAATGGCTGCTCAGAAGTCTAACCTATTCTTTGGTACAGGTTTGTTATCAGACCACAACGAAGTTAAGGTTCTAGATATGGCTGATCTTGATGGTTCTCAGAATGTGAGATTCGTGATGCGTTTTACGGCAGGTGTACAATACGGATTTGCTTCTGATATCGTTACCTACGGAATCGTAAACGGGGCTAACTAAGAGTTAATTGATAAATCTTAAAAGGGGCAGGTAGGCTTATGCTTGTCTGCCCTTTTTTAATAAAAAAATAATATGGCTTGTACATTAACAAAAGGAAGAAACGAACCCTGTAAGGATGTTGTAGGTGGGATTACTGCGGTATATCTTGCAGACTTTGGTACATTAGGTGATATCACTTATGATTCAGGTTCAGGAGTTGAAGATACAATTGATGCTTTTGATGGAAATCCTACTTGGTTTCAGTTTGATGTGAAGGGTGCTTCATCATTTGAGCAAACTATTACTTCATCCAGAGACACAGGAACATCATTCTATGAGCAGGTATTGAACCTCACATTGAAGAAGATGAGTAAGGAAACTCACAATGAGTTGAAGTTGATTGTAAGATCTAGACCTCATGTAGTTGTAGAGGATAACAACGGCAATAAGTTCATGATGGGCTTAGAGTATGGTGCTGAGGTAACAGGAGGTTCTGTTGTAACAGGAACTGCAATGGGTGATCTATCAGGATATACTTTAACATTTACTGCTCAGGAGAAACTACCTGCTAATTTCGTAGATGCTACGATTACTGCTGATGCTTCAGAGATATCTGATATCTAATATCTGATCCTGATTATAATCAAAGAAGCCCCTCCATTAAGGAAGGGCTTTCTTTTTTGGTAGATAGTCTACCTAGAGAGATGAATGGCAAATATACCACAATAATTCTTTTGGGTTTTATAATTGTATGATAATAGTTGAAGAAAATACTACGGCAACAATTAAGATGTATATCAGGGATTTCTCAGAGCCAATTTATTATCTGGAAGTTATCTCAGAAGGAAATAGAAAGCAGGAATCGTTTACTGATATCACTTCAGGATCTACATATGATGATTTTAGAAAAACACTTAGATTTGCCTATGATGTTTCTACCTTGAATAAGGAGAGTTTCTATATTTTGAAGATTTGGGAAACAGAGGGAAAGCTAAAATTGCTTTCTCAGGATAAGATGTATATCATTCCAACAGGATCTGATGTTAGCACTTATCAGCCCAAGTTGACCACAACAGAAAAGACTATGAATAACGAGTTTAAGATTTATGGAGAATAGTATCAAATTTGTGCAGCTATCAAGCTATACAAGCCCTGTGATTTCTGAGAATAGCAGAAAGGGATGGGTAGAGTATGGAGCAGATAACAATTACTTTCAGTATTTGATAGATAGATACAATGGATCTCCTACAAATAATGCAGTTACTTCTGGAATCATTGACATGATTTTTGGAGAGGGTATTGATGCTACTGATTCAGGGAAGAATCCTGAGGGATATATTCAATTAAAAAAGTTGATCAAAGATCAGGAATTGAAGAAGGTAATCAATGATTACTATATGCTTGGTAATGGTGCTTTCCAATTGATATACAATCAGGATAAGAGCAAGATTGTTGAGGTTCATCATATGCCTGTGGAATGCCTCAGAGCAGAAAAATGTAATGAGGAAGGAGAGATTGAGGGATATTATTATGCTTATGATTGGGATAAGGTCAAAAGCAAGAGAGGAGTTGAGAGGATTCCTGCATTTGGATTTGGTGAATTATCTGATAAGGTTGAGATATTGTATTTCAGACCATATCGCTCTGGATCTTACTACTATTCTCCTGTTGATTATCAGGGTGCTTTACCATATGCTGAATTAGAAGGAGAGGTTGCAAACTACCATATCAATAATATCAAGAATGGACTTGCTCCTAGCATGATCGTTAATTTCAATAATGGAGTACCTCCAGAGGAGGAGAGAAACATTATTGAATCACAGATTAAGCAGAAGTGGAGTGGATCAAGTAATGCTGGGAAGTTTATTCTTTCATTCAATGATAGTGCTGAGACTGCTGCAAGTATTGAGCCTGTTCAGTTATCAGATGCTCACAATCAATATGAGTTCCTATCTAAAGAATCTCAGCAGAAGGTATTGGTAGGACATAGAATAACATCTCCTATGTTGTTTGGTGTTAAGGATCAAACAGGGTTAGGAAATAATGCTGATGAGATTAAAACGGCTTTCACTTTGTTTGATAATAGTGTTATCAGACCTAAGCAGAATCAGGTGATTGATGCGATAGATCAGATCCTAGCTTTCAATAATGTTTCATTAGACCTGTATTTCAAAACACTTGCTCCTTTAGAGTTTACAGAAGTTGAGGAGATACAAGATGAGGAAACTCTTGAGAAGGAAACAGGGATTAAGATGAGTGCGCCTGAGTTCACTAAGGAGGATGAGAAGGAATGGCTTGAATACCTTGCTGATAAGGGAGAGGATATTGATGAAGAGGAATGGGAGTTGACTGCGGTTCAGGATGTGGATGATCCAGATAATGAGGATCAGATTGTAGAGGCTATTACTTCTGTTGCTATGAGATCTGTTGCATCATATGGAGATGCTGAGGAGAGATCTTCAGGAGATGCAGGAATGTTCAAGATTCGTTACAGATATTCAGGATCATTAAGAGATAACTCAAGAACATTCTGTGTTGAGATGGTTGGATTATCTGATGGAGGCAAAGTATATAGAAAGGAAGATATCAATCAGATGAGTTTCTCTGGAGTGAATGGGCAGTTTGCTCCTAAGGGGAGAAGCACATATTCAATCTTTAAGTATAAAGGAGGAGCGTATTGCCACCATAAATGGCAGAGGCTTGTTTATATGAGAAGAAGGGATGGAGGGAAGTTCTTGCCTAAGAGTAAAACAGAGGCTCTAGAGAATGATAGAAGAGTATCACCTAGTGCAGCATCTGGAGCAGGAGTTCCACAGAGCAAGATTAATCCTAAGGATTATGATACTGCTAACACTAGACCGATTGATATGCCTAACAGAGGAAAACTAAACTAAGATGGCTGAGATATTATTTGTATCACCTAGTGATGTTATTAAGAGAACAGGAATCAATGGGAATGTTGATAGAGATCAGATGATTCAATTCATTAAGATTGCTCAGGATATTCATGTTCAGGGGATTCTAGGAACTAAATTATTCAACAAGATAAAGAGTGATATTACAGGAGATTCTTTAGCAGGGGATTATTTAGCCCTTTTCACAGACTATATTCAGGATATGGTAATCCACTATTCAGCAATAGAGATACTGCCTTATATCCATTATAAAGTAGCAAATGGAGGGATATATACTAAAGGATCTGAAAATGGAACTAGTGTTACTAAGGAGGATCTTGATTATCTAGTACAGAAGGAGAGAGATATTGCAGAGCATTATGCAAGAAGATTTGTGGATCATATGGCGTTTTATAATTCTAAGTTCCCTGAATACAATTCAGCATCTGATGATGATATGTACCCTAGTAAGAATCAAAACTTCAATGGATGGGTTTTATAATTAAGAATACTTACAAGCCAAAGGTGGAGAATATCCAGAAGCTAAAGAAGTATATCATGAAAAAGAATAGCAAGAAATGAGTGATCTAGAAGGCTACGGAAAAATATATGAATCTACCTATTGGGGTGAAGGTGTTAATAATGATATTAGTTGGGGTAGTGTTTATGCGGATTTAGGAGCAGGACCTGTAAACACTATCGCTCCTGTAATAACATCGGATAGTGGCAATGTAAATAGGGAAACTCCTCCACCAACATTAACAAGCACTACAGGTACTTGGACAGGTACAGGAGTAATCACTTTTGCTTACCAATGGAAAAGAGATGGTGTAAGTATTTCGGGTGCTACATCTTCTACCTATACTTTAGCGGCAGATGATGATAATAAGTACATTACTTGTGTAATTACTGCTACTGATGATGAAGGTAGTAAGTCAAGAAGTTCAAATGCATTAGGACCTGTATTGGGAATACCTACTGCATTGGTTAATCCTGTTGCAAGTGGAACTGCCGAAGTAGATGAGGTTCTAACTACAACTGATGGAACTTGGCAAGGTTTACCAGAGATTACTATTACTTACCAATGGCGTAGAGATGAAGTAAATATAAGCGGTGCTACTTCTAATACATACACTTTAGTTAGTGCTGATTTGGATGCTCTTGTAGATTGTCAAGTAACGGCAACTAATAGTATAAGAAGCGTAAGCGTAGACTCTAATGATTTAGGACCTGTACAAGCAGCACCAATAATACCTCAAGCACCTGTAATTAGCGGAGTGCCTACAATAGCTGGAACGGCTAAAGTAGGGGAAACACTAACGGCTACTGCTGCAAGTGCTACAGGTGTACCAACACCTACTACCTCTTGGCAGTGGGAGCGTAGTGATAATGGTACTACGGGATGGGCAAGTATCAGCGGTGCTACCTCTAACACTTACACGGCAGTATCAGCAGATGAGAGCAAATACTTGAGAGTAGTACAAACGGAGACAAATACGGAAGGCAGCGACTCAGCGAATAG